GGGATGAGGGAGAGAAATTCTACAAGTTCGTGGAGTGGTTAGAATATCTAATTAAGTATGTGTTCAAGGTATGGGACGTAGAGATTAGTGGTAAGGTAGAGTGGCGAGGAGAAGAGTGGGAAGATACTGGTCAAATTATTGTGAAAGACAATGTGGTTGTAGTTGAATCAAGCTACTAATAATAACAATAGAATAGCATGGTGCTTGGGGAGTTCGATTCTCCCCTATTCACGACATAAGTCAAATAATTAAAATTAAATAAAATGGCAAACAATTGTTGGAATCACGTAGTGTTTAATGGAGATGCTACACAGCTTAAAAAATTAAAAAACAAGTTCAAGGAGTATGACAAAACAAACTACTTTACAGAGTTTGGAGACTTTGTTTTAGACAAGGGTAAGGTTGGAGATAGCCTTGAAGTTTTGGAGGAAAGACATGTGAATATAGAGCGTTATCAAATGTGTTACACCTATGGAACAAAATGGTGGGAATTTTGCTTAAAGAGTTACAATTATGATGATGCTGATGACTTTACGATTGCTGGAGATAGTGCTTGGAGTCCACCAATAAGCTTAGTTGAGCAGATTTGTATTTACTACAACCTGACTGCTAATATGGAGTATGATGAGTGTGGTTGCGATTTTGCTGGTATAGTTGAATTTAATGAAAAAGGAATTATAGACCACAAAGAAATGACCTATCACGAGGGTAGATACGTGGATGATGTTAGCTCATGGATGGACAATCTTTATTACAATTTTGAAGATGAAACCGACAGAAAGGAGTTGGAACACGCTATGAAAGAGCATGATTATGCACACAAAACACACGTGGAAGAATTTATAAACTTCGTGTTGAAAAGCAATTCAGCTGTTAATTCATAACAAGCATTTTTGGGTACGGCATCATATTTTTTTGGGTATGGTGTCATATCTTTTTCCAAAAACATAGTGGAGTTATAACATATTTATAGTACCTTTACAAACCAAGTATAATTAAAATCTAATCAAGTTATGGAGCAATTAAGAGAACTTTTCCTATCCTTTAATCCCAATAAGGATAAGCCACAAACAGTAAAAGAAGAAATTGAGTACACAGAATTTACAGAGGTAGAAGAGGAAGAAATTCCTTTGGGTATCTAAAGAAATTGAATTGTAGTTGATTCAAGCAATCGCCTCCATGTTTACGCATGGGGGTTTTTGTGGTACAAAACTATAACAAATGGCACTAAGAAAACACTGGACTGAAACAAGTACAGACGATACAACAACTATTTCCGTTGACACACCATCTTACTATGATGGAGACAACAACTACACTGCCATCGAGGTAGTGACAAATTTTAACCTAAACTACAATTTAGGAACTGCGTGTACTTACATACTTAGAGCATACAGTAAACACGAAAGTCCTAATGAAGATATTCAAAAAGCAATAGATCATTTGCAGTTTGAATTAATCAAGTTAAAAACCAAATAAATGAAGAGAGATATATTTGATGTTTATGCTACAGCGATAGCTAAAAAGTTTCACATCACTTTAGACGAGATGTTTGCAAAGAATAGAAGAAGAGATATTGTAGATGCAAGGCAGATGCTTTATTATCTGTGCATGGAGAGACCAATTAGAGTCTCTTACATAAAAAGATTCATGGAAGAGAATGGTCATGCAGTGACGCACTCTAATATTATCTACAGCTATAAGAAAGCTAAAGAGTTAATAGATGGAGACTCAGACTTCAAAAATCTTATCACTGAAATCTTACACAAGTAGTATGTACACATTAAAAGAAATATTACACCAAGCAATGAACCAGCCTGAGCCAGTTGTGAATGAACAGCCAGTAGGTTTTAATGTAATCAAGATGGGTGTAAAGATTCAAAAGTTTGCCAATCACATTGAGATAATGAACACTGCTAAAGGAGGCTCTTATTACAGCGAGTGTGATAAAATAGAGTATTCTTACTTCCAAGAAGGTGGATGGAAAGTAGGCTGTGTAAAATTAGGCATATCAAATTGCCTACATAAGCTGGAGCTTATAGAAAACAAAATCAAGAATGAAGTGAATACTCGTAAAAACGACAAGCACATTCAGAATTTAAAAAATAAAAGAGAACGAGCTTTGCACAAATACGCAGAGCTTCAGTTGAAGTTAAAATCAATTATTAATTAAAATCAAATCAAATGCAAGTAGAAGTTTTCAATGAAACCAGTTACAAAAACGTAACTAAAGAAACAACTAATTTATCCGTAGAATTAGTTCACATTACTCCTGAAATAGCGAGAAACTATTTAAATTTTAACAAAAAAAACCGAAAAGAATCTGTAAGGAATTTAACTTTCTTAGTTAATCAGATGCGTGAAGGGTTATTTTTAGAAAATGGAGAGAGTATTGTTTTTGACCAAAACAATACCCTTACAGATGGTCAGCATAGATTAATGGCTATTGTTCAGTCAGGTAAATCGTATTTTATACCAGTTGTAAGAGGTGTTAATTCTAATTCTATGGCTACATATGACACTGGAAAAAACAGAAGTGCAGCTGATGTGTTAAGCTTAAATGGATTTACAAATACTCACACATTATCTGCTGTTATAAGATTAATAGAAAAGTATTCTAAAAAAGGCTCTAAGGTTGCAAATTTAGGGAGTTACAATAGGTCTGAGACATTCACGAATCAACAAACCTTAGATTACTGTATGCATAATTATGATTGGTTAGGGACTTTAATAAATAAAGTTACATCCATTTATAACAAGTCAAAATTTAAAACTATAGGAGTTTCAAGTCTTTGTTTGATATCTTATATGATAGGTGGAAAAACGCCAAGCAATGATGTTTACGACTATATTAAACAAATTTATGGTTTATCTAAACAACAAGATACAGCTACATGTTATTTAAATACTAAGTTACATAATGCTAAAATAAACAAAGAGCCACTGAATTTTTATTGGGTTCTTGGAATGTCAATTAAGGCTTGGAATTACTATTCAGATGGAAATCCTTCAGTAAAGTATTTCAAATTCAGTACAGACATGAGTTTACCAAAAATAAATAAACATTAATTAAAATCAAATAAAATGAGCGTAGAAAAAAGTTATTTTGAAAAGCTGGTTGCGATAAACGTAAAAAGCAAAATTGAGAAAAAAGGTAATCTCGATTACCTATCATGGGCTAATGCATGGGCATACCTAAAATTAGAGCATTCAGATGCACAAAGAAATGTTTACGAATCTCCTGAGACTGGACTAAATTGGTTCACTGATGGTGTTACTGGCTATGTAAAGGTTGGTATTATAGTAAACAGCATTGAGCATATTGATTATCTTCCAATAAAAGATTTCAGACAGAAATCAATTACTGTAGATAAAATTACATCTATGGATGTAAACACAGCAATCCAAAGAGCAACTGCCAAGGCTATTGCAATGCATGGATTAGGATTAAGCTTGTATGCTGGAGAGGACTTAGTAGAGACTACAAATGTGACTGCAACACCTCCTAAAGCAGAGAAAGTTAAAACTCTTATCACTTTAGATATTGGAGATACAAATTGGGTAAAGGTTCTTAAATACGTTTCTTCTAATAAGGATTTAGGTTTAGAAAAAATAGCATCAAATTTATCCACAAAATACAATATGAAAGCTGTTGTTAAAAAGGAACTTGCTAAAGCTATAAAAAATGGATAAAGCAGAGATCTTAAAACATCTTGAAGATGACTCTAAATACTATGGGGAGTTCGGTAAGCAGTTCTTATCGAATTCCGACATAGGAAAGCTGTTAAAGAATCCAACGCAGTTTAGAGTTAATCAGGAGATGACCAAGCCAATGTTGGAAGGAAGGTATTTTCACACTAAAATATTAGAGCCACAAAAAATAGGCGATTTTATTGAAGTTGATGTTACATCAAGAAACACTGTTAAGTACAAAGAAGCTGTGAACGAGGGCGAGATGTTATTGTTAACCAAAGAAAGAGAACACCTTGATTTTTTATGTACTAAGATGACCTCTAACATGGAGATGTTTGATTATATTTATGATGATGGTAATGAGTTTGAAATTCCAGAGATACAAAAGATTATGTCTTTAGACTGGAAAGGTAAAGCTGATATTATTAACCATAACAAAGGTTTGCTGGTTGATATTAAAACCAGTGGAGACATAGATAAATTCATGTACAGTGCTAAGACATATAACTATGACAGTCAAGCATATATATACCAAAGGCTTTTTGGTAAGCCATTAATTTTTTTAGTAATAGATAAACGTACAGCAAGATTAGGTATCTTTGAATGCTCTGATTCTTTTTTAAGAGGAGGACAAGAAAAGGTAGAACAAGCTGTTGAAGTTTATCAAAAATATTTTAGTAATGAAGCAACTGAAGACATACATTCTTATATTCACAAGCAAGTGTTATAATCTGTTTAAGTTAACCCCTAAAAATACTGTTATGTGGATAGAAGTTCCAATGTCCTGTAACAGTGTAGAGCATAAAAATGACATTATGTTATCTACATTAAACCATATGGAGCAAACAATTAAAATTAAATAAAATGAGTGATTCAAAAGAGAAAATTTATGTAGGAAGTGGAAAATCAAAGTTCGATGGAGACCAAGTGGCTGTATCGGTATGTTTATCTGACCTTCCAAAAGAGTGGATTTTTGAGTACAATGACAAAAAATACGTTAAGTTATTGGTTCAGAAAAAAAGAGAGGTAGACCAGTATGGTAAGACACATTATGTGGCTATTGATACATTTAAGCCAGAAGCTAAAGCTGAAGCTAAAGCTGAAGCTAAAGAAGAAAACCTCTTCTAATTAAACCAAGCACTAAGACAAAGGGGCTTTTGCCCCTTTTCTTTGCTTTAAACTGTGACGAATGTCACTTTTAAGGGGTTCTACTGAACTCTATAGTAAAAAATTTAAATCAACTATTAGTTATCTATACTTTTTATATTATTATTAACATTATCAACATTAAAGAATATAAGTAGTTTAAATACAGTTTGTTAGCTAACTAAAAATCAACATAATACTGACATAAAATGGACATTACAATATTTAAAGACATAAAACAAACCTCCCAGCCCTTCTACAGAAACATAAACTTGATACTTACAAGGATACAAGACGGTGCATCAAAAGAAATCGTAAAGAAGATAAGAGCTGAAAAAGATAAAGAAAACAGAAACATCTTAAAGCAAAAGTTACCAGCAATATGCTTTAGTGGTATATTCTCTAAAAGAGCAGACAGTGCTTTAAAAGAACACAGTGGATTTATTTGTTTAGATTTTGATGGTTACAAGTCTAACAGAGATTTATTACAGGAGAAAGAGAGATTATCTAAGGATAAATTTATCTACAGCGTATTTATATCTCCCAGTGGAAATGGATTAAAGGCATTGGTAAAAATACCACCAATTGTAGATAATCATAAAAGCTACTTTATAAGCCTTCAAAATTATTATGATAGCGCTTACTTTGATAAGACATGTAAAAACGTCTCACGTGTCTGCTATGAGTCTTATGACCCATTAATTCACATCAATGCTCAGTCAAGTTTATGGGATAAAATTGTGGAGCAGGAGTACACAGAAGTTAATAAGCACTCAGACATCCCTACAATACCAGTTACAGATGAAAATAAGATAGTAGATATTCTTGTAAAGTGGTGGACTAAGAAGTTTCCTATGAACGAGGGAGAGAGAAACAACAACGCATATGTTTTAGCTGCGGCCTTTAATGACTTTGGTGTTTACCAGTCGTTAGCTGAGTCTAATTTAATGAACTACAGAACAAAAACATTTACACAATCAGAAATAAAAAGAACTATCGAAAGTGCCTACGCACAGAAGCATAACTTTGGAACTAAGTACTACGAAGATGAGGACAAGGTAAACAACGTTAGAATGAAGCTAAAGCGTGGTGTGTCAAAAAAAGATATCAGAGTTGATCTTGAGAACTCTGATGTAGAGCCTACGACAATAGAGAATGTAATATCAAGACTTGACCAAGAAAACGCTAATAACCAATTTTGGACCAAGAATGACAAGGGTGTTATTAAAATAGTACACATCCTTTTTAAACAATTTTTAGAAGAAAATGGATTCTTTAAGTTTAATCCTGAAGGTAGTAAAAACTACGTGTTTGTTAAAGTTACAAATAATCTTATAGACCATACTTCAGAGAAAGAGATTAAAGATTTTATTTTAAATTATTTGCTGGAGGTTGATGACCTGTCAGTATATAATTATTTTGCAGAGCATACTCGTTATTTTAGAGAGGAGTTTTTGACTTTATTAAATTCCATAGATGTTTATTTTATTGAAGACAACAAAGACACAGCATACCTTTACTATAAAAACGGAGCTGTAAAAGTTAAGCATGATTCAATAACAAAGATTGATTATTTGGATTTAGGTGGGTACGTTTGGAACGACCATGTAATTGACCGTAACTTCCAGTTGTGTGATGGTGGTGGATGTGACTACCAACAGTTTATAACTAACATATGTGGTCAGGACGATAGTAGGATAAAATCTATGCAATCTACGATAGGATACTTGTTACACCAGTGGAAGAATCTTTCCTACTGTCCAGCTGTTATTTTAAATGACGAGGTTATATCAGACAACCCTGAAGGAGGGACAGGGAAGGGATTGTTTATGAACGCTTTGAGCCACATGAAGAAGTTAGTATTTATAGATGGTAAGTCGTTTAATTTTGAGAAAAGTTTTGCTTATCAAACTGTAAGCGTAGACACGCAGGTTTTATGCTTTGACGATGTTAAAAAACATTTTGATTTTGAAAGACTTTTTAGTGTTATAACAGAAGGATTAGTTTTAGAAAAAAAGAATAAAGATGCTATTAAAATTCCATTTAGCAAATCTCCAAAGATTGCTATAACTACAAACTATGCTATCAAAGGGCAAGGTTCTTCGTTTGCAAGAAGAAAGTGGGAGCTGGAATTAGCTCAGTACTATACCAAAGATGTAACACCATTAAAGGAGTTTGGAAAGCTGAT